ATGGTATCCAAGGAAGAGGGAGTATTACTGATGTCAGAAAATAAAAAAACGCCAAAGGCAAAGGCTAGGCGTATAAGTCAGTTGAAAAGGCTAGGATATGATAAAGATATTATTGACGATATAATTTATTTAGAATTTGGCGGATCAATGATAAAAGCACCTGGAACCCCTCTCCCTGGTAAAAAATATAATCAAGGCGGCAAAGTGAGGATATTTTAATGGCAGAAACACCCATAGGCCCAGGCGGCCCAGAAGGTATAGAACTACCGAAAGTAGAAGTTGACGTAAACACACCAGAAGATTTTGAGGGCGGTGTGGATGTTACTGATGACGGACAGGGTGGAGCTATACTTCAGTCTTTAGAGGGCATGGAAGTTGAAACAGAAGTTTATGACCACAATGCTAATCTGGCGGATGTCCTTGACGAACAGACATTAGGTGAACTATCAAGTGATTTGATAGCACAGTATGAAGAAGACAATGATTCAAGATCCGAGTGGGAAGAAGGATATGTCAAGGGTCTTGATCTGTTAGGTATTAAGTATGAAGAGAGAACACAGCCATTTGCTGGTGCATCTGGTGTAACACATCCGTTGATCGCAGAATCAGTAACCCAGTTTCAGGCACAATGCTACAAGGAACTTCTACCAGCAGGCGGTCCAGTAAAAACACAGATTATAGGAATGAAAGACCAGGCACGGGAGGAACAGGCAACTCGTGTCAAGGACTTTATGAACTACCAGATTACAGAGGTGATGGAGGAGTTTGATACTGACACAGACCAGATGCTGTTTTATTTGCCGTTGTCTGGTTCTACATTTAAGAAAGTTTATTATGATCCGTTGAAGCAACGTGCGGTTGCCATGTTCATACCAGCTGAAGACATGGTTATACCTTATTCTGCCACGGACATTGCAACTTCAAGCCGTGTGACACATGTACTGCGAATGGATGAAAACCAAGTTCGTAAGATGCAAGTTGCAGGTGAGTATAGAGATATTGAGTTATCATCTTCTTATGATGATTCAGATGGTTCTGTTAAGGAAAAGGTTAGAGAGCTTGACGGAACAGATAAATCACATATGGATGATGTTTATACAATCCTTGAGATGCATATTGATTTAGACATCGAAGGGTTTGAGGACAGAGATCCGATGGGTGAACCAACGGGTATAAAATTACCATACATTGTGACTCTCGACAAAGGTAGTGGTGAGATTCTGTCCATACGAAGAAACTACGAGTTTGACGATCCCCTCAAAAGAAAACGTCAATACTTTGTGCATTACAAGTTTCTTCCAGGTCTGGGGTTTTACGGATTCGGTTTGATACATATGATTGGTGGCTTGGGTCGGGCCGCAACCAGTATCTTACGGCAGTTAATCGATTCTGGAACTCTAGCCAACCTACCTGCTGGTTTTAAGGCAAGAGGATTAAGAATACGAAATGATGATGAACCTCTCAACCCAGGCGAGTTCAGGGATATTGATGCACCTGGTGGTGATATCAGAAGTTCGATTATACCTCTTCCATTCAAAGAACCATCTGGAACACTGGCACAACTTTTGGGGTCTTTGATTGATGCTGGTCGGAGATTTGTTTCTATTGCAGACCAGCAGGTAGGACAAAACATGGGCAAGGAGATGCCCGTAGGTACAACAGTTGCATTGCTTGAACGTGGCATGAAAGTTATGTCAGCAATCCATAAACGATTGCACTATGCACAGAAACAGGAGTTTCGTTTACTTTCAAATGTTCTTGCAGAAAATTTACCGCCAGAATATCCGTATGATGTCAGTGGTGGAAACAGACAGGTTAAACAAACAGATTTTGATGGACGGGTTGATATCATACCAGTATCAGACCCAAATATATTTTCGATGGCACAAAGGGTAACTTTGGCACAGACACAGTTGCAGTTAGCACAGTCAAACCCACAAGTTCACAATTTGTACCAAGCATATCGTAGAATGTATCTTGCTCTGGAGGTGCAGAATATAGATGAGGTTCTCCCTCCTCCTCCACAGCCTCAGCCGTTAGATCCCGCAATTGAAAACGCAAGGGCGTTGATGGGCGAATTATTACAGGCATTTCCAGAGCAAGACCATGACTCACATGTCAGTATGCATGTTACATTTATGAAATTGCCAGTTGTCCAAACTTCGCCACAAGTTTATGGTGTATTCATATCACATGTTATGGAACATATTTCATTGAAGGCAAGAGCTATGGCACAACAGGAAATACAACAAATGCAAATGCAGGGTATGCCTATTGATCAATCATCAATGGATATGAAGATATCACAGATTCAAATGGAACTAACAAATGCAATGATGCCAAACTTAATGCCACCACCACAAGGTCCAGATCCTCTCGTTCAGATCAGACAACAGGAACTTGCAATCAAAGAACAACAGGAACAGAACAGATCACAGACAGATGCTGCAAAACTTGAACTTGATAAGCAAAGACTTGAACAACAGGCAGTAACAGATGCTGCACGTTTAGAGTTGCAAGAAGAAATTGCAAATGAAAGGAGCGATGTAAACAGAGAGCGAATTGCCGCTCAATCTGCTAGAGGGCGATGATTGATCCGATTACACTAGGTGCAGCAGTTAGCACCGCTACGACTTGTTACAAAACTTTCGTATCTATGGTGCAATCGGGAAAAGAACTTGAAGACTGTACAGCTACCTTGGGTAAATGGATGGGTGCTGTATCAGATATTGATAACATTCACAAGAACTCAAATAACCCATCAACATTTGATAAATTATTCAATGGCAGTATTCAAGAAGTTGCTATGGAAAGTTTTGCAGCAAAGAAAAAAGTACAAAAGCAACGGGAAGAATTAAAGAACTGGCTTATAGGACATTATGGTTTACAAGCATGGGAGGAACTTCTTCGTGAAGAGGGACGGATACGAAAAGCTAGACAGGAAGCAATTTATGCTAAAGCAGAACAACAACGTATGATACGAGATTATTCAATTATGGGTGTTGCTGTTTTTATAGGTTTGGCTGCTGTTGGATGGATGGTATGGCTTGTCAGTGTTCAAGCTACTTCGAGATAATTATGCTTTACAATATAATTTATTATTTTTTAATATTCTTTTGTTTTGCTTCTATTCTGGCAATAGTTGTGTTTGCCAGAGAAAAGGATATAACAACTTGCAGATTAGCAAGTCAAATATTACAAGATAAAACAAGAGTTTGTGTTTATGTTGGAGCAAACTATACGCAATGGAATGAGTATGTACCTATTGGTGCAGGTGAATGTCCACGAGAAATACAATGTAAGTATCGGCCAAACGAAAAACCATTTACGCTTAAAAACGTAATAAAAAGTATAAAGGATAGTTTTAAATGAGCAAGAAATTACAAAAAGGCAGTCAGTACGAACAGTTTGATTTAGATGGTGACGGGATTGTAAGTGATGAGGAGCTCTCACGATCTGAACATATGATACGACTTGAGAACTCTGATAAGATGCAAGATCAACAACGTATGCTTTGTTGGGTGTCTTCAATATCATCAATCATATTAATAGTATTAGTTATGTCACCAGTAATACCAGATACAAGAGTTGAGATGGTTACGGCTTTACTTTCAACATATGTTGTGGCAAATTTAGGTATCGTTGCTACTTTTATGGGTACAACAGCTTTTACAAGGTCGAAAGAAAATGGAAAATGACATGGCTACTCGTAGTTTTTCTGTCTGGAACAGTTCAAGAAAGTGTCTACTTCAGTGATTTGGACTCGTGCCTTAGAATTGCAGCGAAAATTAGAGCACAAAACCTCGATCCATCACTCGCAGGAGACAGTAAAATCTGGGTCAAAGCTTATTGTGTACCTAAAAAACTGCCTCAAAAAGTGGATCAAGACAAATGATGGAACAAACAGTCAGTGATGTAGAAAATTTTACCAAAAATGTTACATTTGGTGGCGGAGGTAGCGATTTAGAGGCTGGAATACAGTTTATTTACGATATGAGAGAACATTTAGTGGATATTGGCATCGCAACAGTGTATGGTTTAGCTGTATATGCCATTTTTTTGTGGATAACTAAGAAAATAAAGGGGTAATTATGCCAAAAGACGCTTGTTATTATAAAGTTAAGTCACGTTATAGAGTTTTTCCAAGTGCTTACGCCTCTGGAGCCATTGCAAAATGCAGAAAAGTAGGTGCGGCTAACTATGGAAAGTCATCTTCAAAGAAGAAGAAGAGAAAAACAAGGAAAGCAGCAGAGGGTGGTATCATCACACTACAAAATGGTGGTTTTATAGCTGATGGATGTGGTGTTGTTAGTCAAAATAAGAGAAAAGTAACAAGGATTTTTTAATGGCTGTACGCAAAACAAAGGCTGGTTTAGCCTTAAAGCGTTGGTTTAAGGAGGATTGGAAAGATGTTCGCACGGGGAAGGCCTGTGGGAGAAAGAAAGGTGAAAAACGGGGTACTCCATATTGTCGTCCCTCGAAAAGGATTTCGTCTAAGACCCCAAAAACCGCAGGAGAAATGTCCAAGTCAGAAAAAGCCAAAAGAATAGCTCAAAAGAAGAGGCTAGGTCAACCAGCTGGTAAGCCAAGAAGAGTTCAAGCAGCTAGGAGAAAAAAACGTGGCACGAAAAAAACGTGATCCTAAAGTTGGAACGGGCAAAAAACCAAAAGGCAGTGGAAGACGTTTATACACGGATGAAAATCCTAAAGACACAGTTAAAATCAAATTCGCAACTCCATCTGACGCAAGAGCGACAGTTGCAAAGGTTAAAAAGATCAATAAACCTTATGCAAGAAAAATTCAAATCTTGACAGTTGGAGAACAAAGAGC